TCACGGCGCGTGTGTTGGATCGGAGATCTAATATGGGATGGTGCGATGAAGCTACAACACAACCTCCTGCGAATAAAAAACGCAAGAAGTCTGAACCAAGAAAACTTGGTCATCGTATTGTTGCTCCTCGTCATAGGGAGCGTACAGACTGTGTTCCTGGTATTTTTACCATTACACATAACCTGGCTCTTCCTACCACTTTTGTTGACTACCGCAATGTCTTTTATGGTACTCACTACGAGTCCATGACAGACGTTATTGGGCTTCAACAGAATTGGTTCAATCCCGTATTTCATGAGAAAGTCACTTGGGATCCCTTTAACGTGTATAACGTTACAGCCTCAGGTGATGACGCCCTAACGTTCAGTACTGGTACTGTATCGTTTTTGGACGAGATTCGGCTAAATATGCCAATGCCTCCTGTCGACACAATTGATGATCTTGCGGCGAAAAGCCTCAATCATTTCACAACTGCTGTCGACTCGTCTCATTCGCTTCTTAACTTCCTTGTGGAGTTAATTCAAGCGCTTGAGGGTAATCTTAAGAATCTTCAAAAGGCAAAATCGCTCATAGATATGGCGATGAAGGCTTTTCGAGACGCATATGCGAAAGCATTGCGTGATGGCTTAACCCAAGCAGCCAGTTACTGGCTAGCTTGGAATTTTGCTATCAAACCAACTCTTAAGGATATTAAGGCAATCCTCTGTGCTGTTTCACAATCTCAAAAAAGATTGGATTGGCTCAGAAAACAAAATGGCAAACCAACGTTCGTCAAATGGGGTGCAAAACATTTTTACACTCCTGACGAGCTTCCGGAAATCATAATTAATTGGTTTCCAGAATATCGCCTTGGAAGAGGCGCGTTGGCAATTAGCGATTCCTGGATACGGATTCGTTGCGTAGATTACTGGATAGATTACAATTCTACCGGTCTTGTTCGCTTCGATATTCCCCCTCACTTTCTAGAGGGAGTTCCAGGTCTCGGCACCGTGTGGGCTGCTTATTCGGGTCTCTACAATCCACTCAAAATCATTTGGGAGATTATCCCCTTTTCGTGGCTTATCGATTGGTTCATGTCTTACAGAACCAAACTTCAAGCTAAATTAGGTGATATTTCTCCTTTAAAAGATGCGGAGTTGATTGACTCTGGTCATTCATTTAAATCCAAATCCGAGTGGATCGTAGAACAGACTCGAGATGGCGGCATTTCATGGCTTTTCCTTTCTAAGGTAAAGTATAGTGCCTACATCCGTCATCCAGGCTTGCCTGAAGTTCAGTCAAGTCCCTTCCGTGTACCACTTGAGTGGTACAACGTCTCGATATTGCTTTCGATTGTCCGCCAGTGGTGGACCCGTAGGAGATAGACGCCTACGGCCTTACTTGGGTATCTAAGCAAGAAGCAACAAAAATGTTGCTTTACTCGGAAAAATCATGGCCTTTACAGACCCTCTCTCTCTCAACAACAACGCTGCCGTCTCTAAGTCCTTTAACAGGAAAAGTACGGGCATCGGCGTCAGTGAAGCAATCGAAGCCGGTTCTACCGTCTCCGATCGTACACTGATGAAGATTGCCCATACCAAAGCTGGTAAGGGAGCCGCAGCCGGCACTGTCGTAGATCGTCATTTGCTTCAGTTCCAACGGGCGAAGTTTAATTCGACCATTGGTGCTGATGAGTTGATGACTATTAACGTTACACTCACAATTCCTTCGTCCAGTGGACTTACGTCTACTGATACTTATGATTTGTGTGCGTATGTTAAGAACTTCTTAACTACTACAGCAAATATCGATCGTCTCGTCCGCGGTGAATCTCAGTAATCTAGGTTCTATACATATCTGTATAGTAACCTTTCTTATAGGATTCATGCTCGGAAGTTGGCATGGTTACATGCTAACGAGATAGTTAGAGTGGGTCCTCGGCCAGTCTGGAAGTCCACCATGAAAAATTATGGGAACTGTAATAGCCAGATTGAGATAATTCTCGGGTTAACCCGGGAAATGTTGCGTGACTTACGCATTCTCGATCCAAGTGTCTACTCGGAACGACAACTCAAGTTAGATACAGCGTATCTTGATAAGAGGTGTAGTTCTGAGGGTCTAGAATTTCTAACAACTACTCTGCCGAAGCTCGGTAAGTGGTTTGACAATTTTCTAGATCAGGGGGTATTCTCTCCTCGTCCCGATGGTTTCAAGCCATTTGATGGGAAGGGGCTGCCTCGCTTTCTAGGCTCTTTTTGGATTCATTTCCAAGTCGAGGACCCTGCTCCACAGCTCGTAAGAGCTATTCGCACATTCTTGTTTTGTTTTTACAAATTGGAGTTACCTTTTTCTGATGAACAACGATCTACGACTCTGGAAAGATTCGTTAAAATCGATGCTGATCTCAAAGATTTCTCTGTTTGTTACGAGAATGCTCATGAAATGGATCAAAGTCTAATTCATGAGATGCGCCGTGTTTGTCATGAGACTATTGCGGGTTTCTCACCTAAAAGTGAAGAACTGCAATCTCATGTTCCACTCTCGTGGAATCCCAAACACGGACCTGGAGCAGTAGCCACCGGTGAACACGACGAAAAGAAGTGGGAATTTTCCCATCTCTATGAATCTGTTCACAGATCTTTCCCGTACTATGAATATATGTACGGTATGAGATCTAACGGCCGTGCTTTACAACTCGCTTCTACTGTTAATCAGTATAAGAATATGGTACGTACTCCTGAGCCAATGGCTAAGGTCGTATTAGTCCCAAAAGACTCTCGAGGACCACGAATAATTTCGTGTGAACCTCTGGAAGTCCAATTCTTACAACAGATGATTGCGGGTCCCTTAGTTAAACACTTAGAGACTCGTTCCTCAGCTGTTGGTCACATTAACTTTACAGATCAAAAAGTGAACGGTAGACTTGCTTTGGCTAGTAGCCTAAGCAAATCTCATGCCACTTTAGATTTAAGTGAAGCTAGTGATCGAGTTAGTTTCTCGTTAGTTAAATACATGTTTCTCGGAGCATCTGATTCCTCGGATAGCTTTTGGAAACGCGTATTCGACCTTCGAAGCACGTCAACTATTCTACCTGACGGTAGAATTGTTCGATTGAATAAATTTGCTCCTATGGGTTCAGCGCTTTGCTTTCCCATAGAAAGTATTATATTCTATTCAATCGCAGTTGCAGCTGTAAGCTTAGCTTGCAGCAACCGTTCATTGGCGCGTCGTGCAGTATATGTGTATGGAGACGACATAGTCGTCGAAAACGCATATTACTGGCATGTAGTGTCTGCTCTAGAACTTGTTGGCCTCAAAGTCAACACACTAAAGAGCTTTCACGGAGGAAATTTTCGAGAATCTTGCGGTGTGGATGCCTTTCATGGGGCAATCGTAACACCGCAGAGAATCCGAAAGTTACCAGGCACGCACCTCCGCCACGGATCTTCCCTCGCTGCTTGGTGTGCATACGCCTCTGGCTTTCACCAGATTGGTATGCACAATTCTGCAGCTTACTGTCATAAGTCTGTTGAGTCTGTACCTGGGGTGAAATTCATCCCATATACAGATACTCCACGTGGGTTTATGTCAGTCGTTTATCCTCCACTTGCTACACCTTATAACGGGTATGGCAAACTAAGATACTGCGGGGAAACCTTCATCTGTAAAGCAAACTTGTGGGTACTACGCGATAAGCGTCGTCCTACAACCTTGACAGACTGGGGGCGTTTGGCTAAGGGAGTTATCTCCCCCGATCCAAACTATCCGGGTGAAGTAGTGGTTAAGAACGCCACTCAAATGTCGCGCAAGTGGGTACCAGTTTCTGGTACTACATTTGCGGACTGGGTTCTTGTGGGGGGGTAACACCCAC